ACCTTGAGCGGCGAATGAACGATATGATGCTCACGCTCAACCCCATTTTCAAGGTGCTTGATGGTGAAGTTGACATCCTGTCATCGTATTCCACGAGCGACCTCGAAGACGCGACCACTGGAAGCGACACGCAAAGCCAAAGCGACAACGTGCGCACGGGCACGACCGAGCAGAAGCAGCTCTACAGCGCAACCCCGCAAACGCAGTTGAGCGGAAACGAGAACTACGCCACCAACCTGACCGAAGCCGAAGGGAACGACACCGCGACCACGACCGACAAGAGCACCGTGCATACCGGAGGAGATTCTCACGCCGACGCGACGCACGAGGGGCGCAGCTATCCGGTCGGGGACATGCTGGCGAATTGGGTTACTGGCGTGAACAATGCTCTCTATCTCGTGTATAATGGGCTGGAACCGTTGTTCCAACAGGTTTGGGACGAGTAAAGGAGGTGCTGTATGATCATCGATGACGCGGGAAAATTCAACTGGGCCTACAAAGGCTTCCAGTACCCGCTGCCGCCCTCGTGGAAGCGGGCAATACGCCTCGAAGATCAGATTCAGTGGCTATTGCAAGCGATCTTTCTTTTGAACGAGAGCGGGCTAAGCAGTGAATCGCTCGACAAAACGCTTGCCGAGCTGGAAAAAACCCTGCGTGAC